GTGAAATTTTCACTTCCCCAAAATGAGAAAAAATCGAGTCAGGCCAGCAAGTAATTGACTGGTCCGCGCATTGCGCTGGGAGATGGCCCGGCGGGAGACGGAAAGGCCATCAGGAGGGCCTGATGGGCGGTCGAAGGCCAAAAAGTAAGTCTGAAATGCAAATGACGGGTGCCGATGCCAAGCATCCGGAGCGCATGGAGGGCCGTGGCGAGCAGCCGAAGCCGGAAGGTCCGCTGGGGCCGCCGCCGGCCTACTTCATGCTGGAGCCGCGCTGCCGTTATTGCGGGTGCGGGTTTGGTTCCTGTGAGTTGCCGAACGGCGGCCGCTGCGCTCAGTTCGGCAGCGGTCGGCCTGATGTCTGTACTTCGCTGCGATGCCTTGAGGCGTACCGGATTCAGGACGGCTATCGCGCTCCCGATGTGGACTTCGCAGAGGCGGCCAGGCTGCGTGCGATCTGGTTTGAGCTGGTGGAGCAGGTGCCTCCCGGAATGCTGACGCTCTCCGATCGCATGCACGTCGAGCTGACGTGCCGGCTGATGGATCGGGTGCGCACGTATGCGGCGAAGTCTGGTGATTATTCCAGGCTTGACATCCTGCTCGGCAAGATGGGGATGAATCCTGCAGACCGCTCCAAGGTCAACCTGGGTGCCGGCGCCGGAGCTGGGGCAGCGAAGCGGAGTGAGGCAGGTGGCGACAGCGCCAATAGCGGTAACACCTTCAAGGACATCGCGCAGGAAACCGCCGCTGTCCGTCCAAACTAGCGCGAGCTATGCGGAGCGCGCCGAGCACTATGCCAGGGAGGTTTGCGCCAAGCGGATCGTGGCGTGCGTCGAAGTTCGCCAGGCCTGCAAGCGGCATCTCGACGATCTGAAGAAGAGTCGCCGTGGCGACTATCGCTGGAAGTTTGACCAGGAGAAGGCCAACCGCTTCTGCCGTTTCGCCGAGGCCTTCCCACACGTCCGCGATGATTTCCACGGGCACGCCCGCCGGCGCGAGCTCATCCGGCTCGAGCTGTGGGAGATCTTCGTAGTCTGCTGCATCTTCGGCTGGGTGGATAAGAGGAAGGGATTCCGGCGCTTCCTCGAAGCCTTTATCGAGGTCGCGCGCAAGAATGGCAAGACTACCCTGGCCGCACTGATCGCGCTCTACTGCTTGACGGCGGATGGCGAGTTTGGCGCGGAGATCTATGCCGCCGCGGCGTCGAAGAATCAGGCTGGTGAGGTATTCCGGGCTGCGCGAGCGATGGCACTCGCGGCCCCGGATTTTCTCGAAGCCTTTGGCGTCTGGGTGAATACCGAGAGTCTGGTGGTGCAGAGCACCGGCAGCTCGATGAAGATGCTGAAGGGCGATCCGGCGGATGGTCCATCGCCGCATTGCACGGTCGGCGACGAGTACCACGAGTACAAGAAGGACCGGGTGCTGGAATGGCACCGCACGGGAGCGCAAGCCCGGCTCCAGGCACTGCTGCTACTCATCACCACGGCGGGCAGCAACACTGGGTCGCCCTGCTACAACAAGCATCTCGAGGCCCAGGAGGTCCTCGGCGGGCGTCGTGTGAACGAGCGCCTGTTCTGCATCATCTACACCGTCGACAAGGGCGTCGACTGGAAGTCGGAGAAGGCCATCCTGATGGCCAACCCCAACTATGGGGTTTCGGTCAATCCGGAGACGATCGCCGCCGACCAGTTTCAGGCGACGCAGAGTGCGGTCCAGCAGAACGGTTTCAAGACGAAGAACCTCAACATCTGGGTGAACCAGAAGGTCGCCTGGATGAACATGGTGAAGTGGGATGCCTGCGCGGACCCCACGCTGAAGATCGAGGATTTTCTTAAAGACGATTGCAAGGAAGCCGTCGATCTGGCCTCCCGGCGTGACACAGTCTCAACGGTGAAGCTCTTCCAGCGCCAGATCAAAGGAGAGGATCACTATTACTGCTTCAGCCGCCATTACCTGAACGAGCAGCAGATCCACGATCCCCGGAACACGCACTTCCTGGAGTGGGCGGCGAAGGGCTATCTCATCGAGACGCCCGGCGACATCACGGACTATCTCCGTGTGTGTGATGACCTGGCCGACGACGCGAAAACGCTCACGCTGAACGAGCTGGTGTTTGACCCACTGCATGCCGCGGCGCTGATTCAGATTCTGCAGGCCCGCGAAGATTGGAACCACGGCGTCATCGTCTCTGACCTCAAGCAGAGCGAAGAGAATATGTCACTGCCGATGAAGGAATTCGAAGCGATCGTGCTTTCCGGCCGCTTCCATTTTGACGGCAACCCGCTCCTGACTTGGATGATCGGCAATACGATCTGCCGCCTCAGCCGCCGAGACAACTGGTATCCGGATCGCGAGAACGCCGAGCGCAAGATCGACGGCGCAGTGGCCATCATCTTCGGCATCAACCGCTGGATGGGCGCAGTCGCCTCCTACTTTTCACCCTTCGTGATGTGAGCCAACAATGTCGATTCGCCAGGCGCTGACAAAGTTCGTGGATGAGCTTCGAGATCCAGCAATGACATCCCTCGAGCTGCGCGGCAACAATTCGCTGAACAATCCGTCGGTGCCGCTATCAGCCGCCGGTTTCCTGGCGTGGGCTACAGGTGGAGAGCCGACGGCCTCTGGCGAACAGGTCACCGTCCACACGGCGATGCAGCAGATCACGGTGCAGGCCTGCTGGCGCATCCTGGGAGGTGCAGTCGCCGCGATGCCTGTCTGTGTGCTTGAGATCACAGATAAGGGGCGGAAGCGGGTCGAGGATCACGCGCTCTCCTGGCTGCTGCGCTGGGAGCCGAACGACGAGATGAGCGCGTACACGCTCATCGAAGCCATGGTGGTCGCAATGGCTGCCACTGGCAATGCCTACGTCGAGATTCAGCGGGACAACGGTGGCCGGCCAGTGGCGTTTTGGCCGCTACATCCACAGCTCACGGAGCCCAAGCGTGCCCCGAATGGCGACCTAGTCTACGAGACCACCGACGGCATGAATCAGGGCAAGTCGCGCTGGCTAGACGCTGCCAACATGATCCATGTTCCTCTGTTCTCATTCAATGGGCTGAAAGGATTCTCGCCCATCCAGATGGCGCGGCAGGGCATCGGGCTGGCGCGGGCGGCAGAGAAGTATGGATCGCGTTTCTTTGGCAACGGTGCCAAACCCAGCGGCGTGCTCACCTTCCAGGGCGCGCTTACTGATAAGCAGAAACAGGAAGCAAGGGAGACCTGGAATCAGACGCAGGGCGGGGACAATCAAAATTCGACGGCCGTCATGCCGGGCATGTGGGACTACAAGCAGATCGGCATCTCGCCGGAGGATTCGCAGTTCCTGGTGACGCGGCAGTTCCAGCGTACCGAGATCTCGCAGGGAATCTATGGCGTGCCGCCCCACATGGTGGGCGATACCACGCGCCTCAGCAACAACAACCACGAGCAGGTAAGCCTCGGCTTCTACACCGACACCCTGCAGAACTATGTAAGCCGCATCGAAGCCGAGTTCATGCGCAAGCTAATGCCGAGGAGTGGTCGTAACTCCGGCCGCTTCATTATTAAGTTCGACGTCCGTCAGCGTCTCCGGGGCGATTTCAAAACCACGATGGAAGGCTTCGCAATCGGCAAGCAGTGGGGATTCTTCTCTACCAACGATGTGCTGCGCGAGCTGGATATGGATCTGATCGGACCGGAAGGCGATGTCTACTTCGCGCCGGTGAACATGCAGAACCTGGAGCGCCTGCTGGACACTGAGCCAGTGCAGGACCAGCCAATCGGCGGAGATCCAAATGCGGAACCCAACCCCGCGGAGCGCAAGCTGCTTGGCCGCTTCACGCGGGGCTATATCCCTGTCTTTTGCGATGCCTTCACCCGGCTTTTGAAGCGCGACAAGCGGGATTACGAGGCCATTTCTGCCCTATTGCGGCCGGTTTTCCGGTCGATTGCCGACGCCTCGATGGAGATGAATGGAGCCACTGAGGCGGCGGAAGAGGGCCTGCTGGACGAGATTCTGCACGCCGTAGAGAAACGGGCCGCGCGCTGGCCAGCGGAGCTGCTGAAAGCCGAAGCCAGCGCCCTGGCGCAAAGCGAATTTATGAAAGCACTCCGATCCATCCACATCAATGTGAGCCGCAATGTGGCCGCGGCTCGCGCGCAACACGCCCTGACGGAGGGAGCATGAAGAAGCAGGTAGAGCGCCGTTTTCTGCCGCAGGAGTTTCGCGTTGCGGATGAGAATCAGCCGCCGCGCATCAGCGGCTATGCCGCCGTCTTCGATTCCATGAGTGAGGACCTCGGCTTCTTCCGGGAAGAGATCGACTCGCATGCCTTCGACAACGTCATGGGCACTAGCCCGGATGTGCGCGCCCTCTTCAATCACGATGCCAACTGCGTGCTGGGCCGCACCAAGGCGGGCACACTGCGGCTCAATCTGGATGCTCGCGGCCTGGCTTACGAGATCGATCCGCCGGACACGCAGGTGGCTCGCGATCTGATGGTCTCCATGCGGCGCGGCGACGTCACGCAGTCCAGCTATGCGTTCATCGTCAAGCGCGATCAGTGGACCGACAATGCAGACGGCTCGATCACGCGACGGGTGCTGGAGATCGAAGAGCTCTTCGACGTATCGCCCGTGACGTATCCCGGCTTTGCTTCGACCAGCGCACAAGTGCACTCGCTGCCGCGGTCGATGCCGGCGGAGCTGCGTGCCCGGGCGATCGAGAAGCGCGACCCCGCCGATGGCGATGGCTGCGATTGCGGCTGCCCCGAATGCATGGCCGGCAACTGTGAGGCTTGCACAAATACCGATTGCGATGACCCCGGATGCCGCTCGAAGCGATCTGCGCCTCCTGCTGCCGCGCCGCCAGAGGAGGATCTGCTGGCGTTCCGCGATCGCATGAACCTGCGTCTCCGGATGATGCGGCAGTAGTTCAACAAAAGTTTGGCAGCAGCGGGCGTGCGGCTTTGTGCCGCGGCGTTCAGTCGCATGCGTCCGCGCTGCAGCAGTGGAAGCGTCTGTCGCGAAGCAGGCGTGGTCCGGCAATTCCAAAGCGAAGGAAAGACAAATGCTGAAGAAGCTTATTGAATTGCGACAGAAGCGCACCCAGCTGATTGCTGAGGCGCAGCGGGTTCTGCTGGACGAGAATCTGGATGCAGAAAAGCGGGCCAAGGCGGCCACCATGGTCGCCGAGGTCGAGCAGATGGAAAAGGACATCGCCGATCTTGAAAAGCTCGAGCGGTGGGATGCGGAATCCCGCAAGTCGGAGAAGCCGCCGCGACCGAATCCGGAAGGCGATGGTGGCGTCGATGCGGAGGCTCTGAAGCTCGAAGCGCGCGCTTTTGAGAAGCTGGTGCGCTTCGGCAAGGCCGAGCTGGAGCCGGAAGAGCGCAAGGCGCTGCGCGGTAAGCACCAGGATCGCGGCATGGCCTACAACATCCCGCAGGCCGTGATCAACGCGATGTATGAGAAGCGCGACATCATCACCGGGCCCAGCGGCGGCGGCAACGTCTCCGGCGCCTCGATGATTCCGCAGCTCTTCCTGCCCACCCTGATCGACGCGAAGAAGGCGATCGGCAACACCGTTTCCATGGTTCGCAAGAAGGTGACGGACAACAACGGCGCGCCGATCAAGATCGCGCTGTCGAACGACACCGCCAATGCGCTGACCACGCTCACTGCCGAAACCACGGTAGTGGCTGAGCAGGACCCGGCATTCAGCGGCTTCATCATGCAGACGGACACCGTCGCCACCCTGGTGAAGGTATCGATTCAGGAGCTGGCAGACTCCTACTTCGATCTCAACACCTGGCTGCGCGACAAGTTCGGGCTGCGCTACTACCGCGGGCTGGAAACGCTCATCACCACCGGCAACGGCTCGAACGTGACATCCATCACTGCGGGTGCCACCGCGGCCAATACCACCGTGGGAGCTGGCGGTCCGGTGTATGACGATTTCACCATCTGCTATGGCGATCTGGACCCGGCGTACCTGCCGAACGCCAAGTGGGTGATGTCGCAGAAGACCCGTGTGTACGTCATGGGACTGCTCGACGCCTTCAATCGTCCGTTGTTCCTCCCCTCCCCCAACACCGGCACGCTGGACCAGATCCTCGGCCAGCCCATCGTGCTCAACCAGGTGCTGCCCGCCGCCAACGTGGCCGGCAACGTCGGCATACTGTTCGGCGATCTGGACGAGGGTTACATCCTGCGCACGGATGGCGACCTCACGATCCTGCGTCTCGACGAGCGGTATGCGGACACGCTGGAGGTTGGCTTCATCGGCTACGCCCGTCTTGGCGGCGCGTCCACCGATGCCGGCACCCACCCCATCCTCAAGATGACAACCCACGCCTAAACATAACTGCACTGGCGGCGGCCTGGTGAAGGCCGCCGCTGGTGTCTTTCGGAGTCTTTTCCCATGCAAGTCAAAATCCAGAAGCCCTTCCTCCACGAAAGCTCGCCACGGCCGTTCGTTGCCAATGAGCTGGTCGAGGCGCCGGACGAGCTCGCTCGCGAGTGGATCGCAGAAGGCAAAGCCATCGCCTTCGTCCCGGCCGCCAAGCCTGTCGTCAACGCAGTGCCGCCGCGCAAGCAGCGCGAGAAGGCCACAAGGGTAAGCTAGCGTGCCGCTCAGCCTTCAACTCATCACCGGGCCGCTGCTGGAGCCGGTTAGCCTGGCACTTGCCAAGCAGCAGCTCCGCGTCGATTTCACCGATGAAGACACGCTGATCCAGCGCGCCATTACGGCAGCACGCGTCCACGCGGAGGGCTATACGCAGCGCGCGGTATTTCCGCAGACGTGGATCCGCACGCTCGACCATTTCCCGCTCTGGTGGTCGGCGGATGGCACGGTCAATCCTTCCTACCGCAAAGACTGGCCGTATTACGCCGATTTCTGGAATCGCATCACCATCGACCTGCCGCGGCCGCGCACACTCAGCGTGGTGTCTATCACCTATGTCGGCACGGATGGCGTTACGCAGACGCTCGATCCATCGCAGTACGTGGTGGACCTGACCTCGGAGCCGGCGCGCATTGTGCCTGCGCAGGGCACGTATTGGCCTTCGCAGATGACCTACATCCCGGGCAGCGTCAGGATCACCTTCCAGTGCGGGAGCTATCAACAGGTCCAGCAGGACACGCTCACTGTGCCCTCGGCCGCGCCCTACCAGGTGACACTCACCCAGGCAGCGAATCTGCTGGGGATGGTTTCGCTGCTTGATTCCGGGAATCAAGCGGTGCTATTCACGAATGCTTCCGGCGTGCTCACTGTCGACGCGGCCTATGCGGGCCAGACCATCACGGCCAAGTATTACGTGCCGGAAAACCCGATGAACGGGCTGGCTAATATCGTCACCGCCATGCTATTCACCATCGGCCATCTCTACGAGCATCGCGAAGCGGTGAGCGAGTTGGCGCTGAAGGCCGTTCCGATGGCAGCCACAAGCTTCCTGGACTTTGAAAGGTTCGACATCTTTGGGTATCGCCCGTGAATGCAGGCAAGCTGAATCGCCGCATTCAGATCCAGCAGCAGACTACGGCGCAGGATGGCGCCGGCCAGCCGCAGCAGGTATGGACGGTGTTCTATGCCTGCTGGGCTGAGATCGATGTCGTCAAGGGCCAGCTCGAATACCAGACGGCCGAGTTTGTCTCCAAAGCAACGCACAAAATCACCATCCGCTGGACTCGTTCCGTGATCATCGTTCCCAACATGCGCGTCGTGTTTACGGAGCCCGCAACCGGCGTGGTTCACGTCTACAACGTGGAGGCGCTACTCAATGACAGGCAGAGCAACGTCGAGCTGGTCATCCTGGCCTACGAACTCAATGCGAATGAGTAACTGCCGATGATCTCGACTGGCCTCTTCAGTTTGCTCAGCACCGCGGCCCCGATCACGGCGCTGGTGGACACGCGCATTTATCCGGTTAGGCTGCCGACGAAGCCCACGCTTCCCGCCATCACCTATCAATCGGCTGGCGGCGCGGGCGAGCAGACGCTCAATACCTCTGGCTTCCAGCGGCGAAGGTATCAGTTCGATTTCTATGGGCTGGTCTATCTGGACGCTGAGGCCGTGCGGGATGCGCTGGTCGCTTTTCTGAATGGATATCAGGGCCTGCTCAGTGACGGGACCTTGCTGCAGAACGCGGAATATCTGCAGCCCATCGACTTCGATCAGCAAGAGGCGCTGCAGTATCGCTGCGCCGTCGAGTTTTATCTCTACTTCGATTTCCCGCGCGTCTAGCGCGACACGTTTTTGTAGGACCCGCCCCAGGCGGCAATTCGCACCACAGGAGCATAGCTATGCCATATACAGGCAGCCTGGCCCAGGCGGGTCTAGGCACTTCTCTGTCCATCGGCACCACTCCCACGTTGATCGGCGAAGTCATTGATCCTGACTTTCAGCGCGGCGATTGGGGTTTTGACGATGTCACCAATCTCGAGTCCACCCTTGACGAGGAAGTGATCAACACGATTCGCAAGACGGGCGCGATCACGTTTACCGGCAATCGCATCAGTGCCGATGCTGGTCAACTACTGGTCGAGGCGGCCTATGCCACCGGCGCCAAGTCCACCTATACCGTTGTGTTGCCGAAAACGGCTGCCCAGACGGTTTCCGGCGACACGTGGGCGGTTAGCGCCTATGTCGAGAAGTCGCAGTTCAAGGTCGAGCCGACCAAGGCGATCAAGTTCACCATCACGCTGAAGACGACCAGCACCTGGGTCTTCACCGCCGGCAGCTAAGCCCCCAACCTGCGCCCCCGGGGTCGCCTTCCATCGACGGGCGTCCTGAGCGTGCAACAGCAGTGTGCCGGACGGCGCTTCCTCGGGGGAGCGTCCGGCCAAAACTCCTTTCAGGGAAAAGGATCATGGCAAAGAAGAAAGTAAGACGACAGCGCCCAGCCGCGCCCGCGGCCCCGCCAGTGCATGGCGCCACGCCGGAGGACATCAGTGTCACCATCGATGGCAAGGACTATCACCTGCTCTTCGACTTCGCCGCGCTCGAGACGGCGGAGATGAAGCTAGCTTCTGAGGGCATTCATCTCAGCATGCTCCTGATGATCGATGTGCGTGCCCTGGGTGCGCAGCGGCTGCCCTTCTTCTTCTTCGCTTCGCTGGTGACGAAGCACCCAGAGCTCACCTTCGCCGACGCCAAAGCGCTCCTCCGCTTTCGCAATGCGCTGCCTATCCATAACGCGGTGTGTGACGCATATAAAGCGGGCATGGTCGATCCCGCGGCGGCCAAGGAGAAGGAGCCCGACCCTACCCCGGAGCCGCCAGCGGAGTAGCGCTGGACTGGCTCGGTCTGTGGGCCTTTGCGCGGGTCGAGCTCCGGCTCAGCTCGGCCGAGTTCTATGCGCTGACGCCGCGGCAGTTCGATGCAATGGCGCGGGCGCATCGCCGGGCCAAGCATCGCGAGGTCCAACATGCAGAGTTCCTCTTCGGACAGCTCACCGCGATGGTGGCGAATACCGGATTCCGCGGCTGGAAAGAAGTACGCACAACGGATGAGTTCATGCCCTCGCACCACAGGGGTGAGGCGGCGAAACCGAAGCGCATCAACCGCAAGGCGATTGCGGACAGGATGCGCTGCATGTTGACGGCACTGGCACAGCAGGGCAAGCAGGGGAGCGCATAGCGCGATGGGCATCCAGACTAAAGGTATTCCGGAGATGCAGCAGAACCTGCAGCGGCTCAGCGACCAGGTGCGCGAGAAGTTGGTGCTGCGTGCGGTGCGCGATGGGGCGAACGTGATCCGTGATGCCATGCGCGAGTCGGCGCATGTGCTGGCAGCAAAGAATCCCGGCAGCGACTCGCTGTCGCCGGGGCAACTCCGCGGGGACATCCGGGTGCGCGCCAAGGTGGATGACGACGGCATCGCCCGCGCCATCATCGGGCCGGTGAAATATGAGTATGTGGCGCGCTGGGTGGAGTTCGGTCACCGCCTGGTGAAGGGCGGCTACAGCAAGGCAGACGGCAAGGGCGGATGGCGTGGCGCCGGCTCCCAGATCGGCGAAGTGCCGGCGTATCCCGCACTGCGGCCCGCCTTCGAGCGTACGCAGGCTGAGGCGTTCGACAAGTTCAAAGGCAGCATGCAGACCTACTTTCCGGAGGCATTGCGCTAGATGGGAACCATCGGCACAGCTCATGCGCTCTTTACCGCCGATACGCAGGGCTTCGATGCGGCGCTCAAGAGCGCGTCCGCATCGCTCGGCCAGGTAGGTGAGCAGGCCGGCGTCGCCTCGCAGAAGGTGGACGCGGCTGCCCGCGCGCAGGAAGCTGCCGCAGGCCGCGTCCAGCGCTCGCTGAAGCTGGTAGCTGCCGCGCAGAAGGATCTGGGCGGCCAGGAGGTCACCGATGGCGCGCGGAAGCTGGCAGCGGCCACCATGGCGCAGACGAATGCCTATACGCAACTGCATCGCGTGCAGGGGCTGGTGCGCTCCGACAATGTGGAAGACGCCGCCAAGCTCTCGCTGCTGGCAGCCGCGCAGCAACGTGTCGCCGCAGCCAACGCTGCGGTGGCTGAGGCCAAGCAGCGCGAAGGCGAAGCGGCGGAGGTCGCAGGGCTGAAGGAGGCGCTGGCTGGGCAGCAGGTAACCGCGGAAGCGCTGCGCACTACCGCTGCGCTGAAGGAGCAGGCGGAAGCACAGACCATGCTCAGCCGCGCGCAGGCGTTGTCGCGCACGGGCGCCATCGCCGGCCCCGAAGGTATTTCGCTGGTGGCAGCCGCGCAACTGAAGCAGGTTACAGCGGCCGCAGAGGTGGCAGCGGCCAAGCGTGCAGAAGCCATCGCCGTGGCCCAGGCTGCGGAAGAAGAAGCGCTCTCGCAGAACGTGATCGTGCGTGCCTTCCAGCGTGTGGCGCTGACGGCGCGCGAGTCGCTGGACTCGATCAAAGAGAAGCTCATGGAGACCGCCGAAGCGGCCGGCCTCGAGTCGGAGGGTATCAGCGCGGGGTTTGCAGGGCTTACCAAGCTCTTTGGCGCAGGTATCGCGGTGGGCTTCGCTGCCGGGTACGTCGACGGCATCGCGAAGATCAATGTGGAGCTCGATCACCTCGCGACCAAGACAGGCATCGGCATCACCCAGCTGGCCGGACTGCAGCAGATCGTGAAGGAGATGGGCGGTGAGTGGGATCCGGTGGTGATGGGGCTGGTACGCATGCAGCGTGCGCAGGTGGCGGCGATCGAGAGCGGGAAGAATATGTCCAGCGCTCAAGGGAAGGCCTTTGCCGACCTAGGCATCTCGATGAAGCAACTGGAGACGATGAGTCCGGAGCAGCTCTTCGTCCGCGTGGGCACTGCGATTGCACATATCAAGGATCCGGCGATCGCGACCGCGGCTG